TATGCATACGGGCGGGGAGGCCGAAGGCCTCCCGCCCGTTAGGTTAGGTTAGGTTAGGTTAGGTTAGAGTTAGTTACAACCGTTCCCGATTAGAAACCATTATGGCGTCCCCTTGGGGGTAGCAAGGGGGCAAGACGGAAGCGAGATATAGCGCTATGTAAGCACCCAAGGGACCGTCTCAGGTCCCTAGTATTACTTACATAGCAATTGAGACAGTGACACCTGAGACGCCAACTCGGGGCATGCGGGTGGGTGGGTGGGCGCGCCCTATATTAAATTTCATTTACGTATTATACGCGCACTCTTTATTCGCCGAGGTACCGATCCACCATGTGCACCACACGTGTGTACCTCCGCTCCATCGCCTTCTGCTGCTCCAGCGGCCTGTCCCCGAACCAGCGCTCAGGGTCAATATTAGAGGTGATCCAGAAACGTGTCGCCGCCAACGGCGTCACTCCGCCCTTGATCTCCACCGTCATTGGATACCAGTCCAGCCACTTGAGCAGATGTACGATGCCAATCTGCCCATCGAACTCGTCGATGACGACGTTCGGCTCTCCCCGATAGCCGTCCCACCATTTGTTGGTGGACGCCTTCCAGTACACCGCTCCACCAGTCGCCAAAGCTTCGTGATAGGCCGTGTGGCTCTTGCCAGTTCCAGTTGGGCCCCAGAACACTGTCGTCGTCACCCCCGGCCGTGGTTCCGGACGAGCAAATAGACCATGTATCTTGACCAGATTTCCAGTGTGCCGTACCAGGATCTCCGGCGCTATCTGCCCAAATTGGCCAGCCTTGGCCATATCCCTGACTCCAGCCCAGTCCACTTGGTTGCCCGCCTTCTTCAGCACTCCCAGTTCGAATTGAGTCCCCGCCACTCTCGTATCCTCTTTCCAGACGTACTCCAACGCCGCTTCCGACCGCGTCTTCTCCGCGTGCGCTGTAGGGCAGAAGAGGGCTTTCGCCCCAGCCATACGCACCGGATTCGCTGTCCGACACACTAGTTGCCAATGGAGGTAGCCACCGGCGCCTTGTTCTTGCTGCCCGCGTAGGTAGGTCAGCCCGCTCGGGAGTGTTCCAGGGGGTGCCCAGTCCTCCGCCGGTATCGTCAACATCCAGAACCTGGCCGTCATAGCTCATCCCTCGTTAAGCCCAATATCAAACGCACCACTACCAGGATTATAGTACGTCTGCGTAGCAGCAGCGTTGTTGAGCAGGGTGTTGGTGAAGTTCGTGATACGGGGAGAGTAATTCAGCAGCCTGCACGCTGTGCGTCGCGTGCACACTACTCCGACCCGCACGTCGGAGGTAGTAGCGGCCGTTCCGCCTTCGGAGGCGGCCACCACTACCCCTTTAATTACCAATAGAGTATAGTGCGTCAGCCCCTTAATGTTTGTCACCTCCTGAGGGGACGTATATGAAGATGCCCCCGTGAACACCGTATCGCTTAGGTCAAATGAACGGCCTATGCGTTGAGTCCACTTGTGCTCGTGGCAGCCACCAGGCGGCATTTCCACTTTAGTATGCTTGATTACACGACTGTATCTAGTAAAGATAGGACTCGAGTAAGGTACAGACCCCACTATTTGTTCAGGGAAAGTGACACTATCGGTGCCCTGATCCATGCGCAAGCCTTGATTCCACTGCACTATAGGATCCGGCTGGACCCCTTGCACATTGTTTTTGGCCAAGATGTCGTAGATGTCCACAGTACAAGAAGTTACAGTCAGATTACTGATCATAGTAGTGTCTTCAGTATAGTCCAGATAAAGCTTATACCCTCGAGTAGTAGAATTAGGCAACTGCGGACTACTATTGTACGCAACCGTCCGCGCATATAGGAAGTTGATGTTTTGGCCCGACATGCTTGGCGGTATACCCGCCAAGTTATAAGAAACTGCCTGAACGCCAGTAGCACCACCATCAATGATTTTATTATCATTCTGATAGATGTTACAAGCACTTGTCATAGATTTCAACAGCTTCGACCGCTTGCGGCGTCCATAGCTTGCCTTACTAAAAGTGAGTCCACTGAATGAACTGGCGGATACTGTTTGCTCTCGCTTGATTGTTCGCTTGACTGTTTTTCCCTTTCGTCCAAGCGTCCGCTTAACGTTGTACTTAGGCCGAGTAACAGTGCCGTTCCTAGGCCTAAGATTGTAAGGCCGAGTGTAGTTACGACCACCAGTTCTGATACGAAAACCATTAGAACGCATTGTGTATTCATACAAGTTAGTATGCATACGGGCGGGGAGGCCGAAGGCCTCCCGCCCGTTAGGTTAGGTTAGGTTAGGTTAGGTTAGAGTTAGTTACAACCGTTCCCGATTAGAAACCATTATGGCGTCCCCTTGGGGGTA